TGAAGGAACTGCGCCGCGATGTTTTGATTGAAAGGATGTATGGCCAATGATTACAGAAGCCCAGCTCCGGCAGATGATCCCAGGCAACAAGCACGTTAGCTACTGGCACAATGCACTCGAGCAACTGCTGCCTGACTACGACATCAACACCCCGCAGCGGATTGCTGCCTTCATTGCGCAGTGTGCGCATGAGTCTGGCAACTTCACCACGCTCAAAGAGAATCTCAACTACAAGTGGGAAACCCTGCGCAGGTTGTTCCCTAAATACTTTCCAACTGATGAGCTTGCCAAAGAATACGCAAGCAAACCAAACAAGCAGGAAGCGATTGCGAATCGGATCTATGCCAACCGCATGGGCAATGGTGACGAGGCCAGCAAAGATGGATACGCATTTTGCGGACGGGGGTTAATCCAGCTCACTGGCCGCCAGAATTATCAAAACTTTGCAGACAGCATAGAGGTGGATGGCAGGCCGCTCGACATTAACGAAGTGCCTGACTACCTGGCTACCTTCGAGGGTGCGGCACAGTCTGCCTGCTGGTTTTGGGAAACGAACAAGCTCAACCAGTGGGCAGACGCTGGCGACATCTTGACGCTGACCAAGCGGATCAACGGCGGCACCATTGGGCTGAACGACCGGATCAAGCATTACAAGCACGCGCTTCATGTCCTGGGGGTGTGATGAGATACCTGCTAATTTTTCTGCTGCTTTCTGGCTGTGAGGATCGGTTCCGTTATCCATGCCAGGACAATAAGAACTGGTCAAAGCCTGAATGCCAAAGACCAACCTGTGCTGTGACCGGCACCTGCCCTGATCAACTTGTACCTGCCGCTGACTTCAAACAGGAGGAGCAAAAGTGAAGTGGACTCCAGATCAAATTGATTCAATCATCAAGCTGGTTATCGGCACCACCTTCTGCATGGTGCTGTTGATGATGTCGAGCTTGGCCATGTACTCGGTGGTCTTCGTCACCCAGCCAATGAACTCGATTGCTCCTGCTGATAAGCAATTCTTTATGCTGCTGTCGGACATGAGCAAATACATCCTCGGGGCATTGGCTACGCTGTTGGCGATAAAGGGTAAGGACGGCGTGGCCAAGCTGATCGACCCGCCACCTGGTGTATCCAAGGCTAGCGATTGGCAAGACCCACAGCCACCAGCACCAAAGGCACCAGCTCCGACCCACGCACCTGTACGCATGGAGCCACAGCTCGAGCCTGCAGCGCCTGTGGTTACCGGCTTCAATGGCAAGGCAGCACCACCAGCAGCACCACAACCTGAACTCTAAGGAGGCGATGATGCACACACTAATCCTGATTGCTAGCCTGATGCTGGCCCCCAACGTCCACGCTGGTGGCGAAGTGAAGAAGGTCTGCCGAGAAGATCCTAAGACCAAGAAGGAAGTCTGCCGCGATGTGAAGGTGCATAAGAAACTTGAAGGCACCAAGGTGCCACCGAAATGAATCCCTACTTTGTTGCCGGTGCCGTTATCGCGGTCGCGCTTGCCGGTGGTGCCGGATATGTTAAGGGCTCGGCAGCGGGCAAGGCCGAGGTACAGGCGCAATGGGATCAGGAGAAGGCTAAACTTGCGCTCGAGTATGCTGCGGCACAGGCGGCTGCGCGTGAGAAGGAGCAGCAGCTACAGGCCCAGGCTGACCAACTAAGAGAGGATGCCAATGCGAGGATCAAAGATATCGATAGTCGTGCTAACAAGCTGGTTGACAGCTTGCGCCAGCGCCCCGAGCGCACCACCACCACCGCGGCAGGTGCCGTGTCCAATCCCTCCCAATCTTGCAGTGGAGCGAGTGGAGCGGAACTGGATCGGAGAAATGGAGAGTTTCTTGCGTGGTACGCCGCCGACGCAGCCAGGCTTTCCAGCGCCCTCGACACCTGCATCAAACAGTACGAAGCAATAAGAAACTCTCCTCGCTGACCCTGCGCCACTCCTGCGCTAACCAAGGGGGGCCAGCGGGTTATCCCAGTTAATCGCTGGGATTTTTTTCGGCGCTTTTCATGGTGGCACCCAAGATCTTCAGCCTGCGCTGGTAGTGTTCGGTGTGCTTGGTCTTGGCCACCAGGTCGAGCTTGTCGATGGTGTCTTTGTTGACATCCTTCAACTGCCGCAGCGCTGTCATACGCTGGCGCTCCGGTGCCTTGCCCGCGGTAAGTGTCTTCTCGGCTATTGCCTCATAGGCATCCGACCATTCTTGCTGGGTGGTGTGTACTGAGATGATGCGAGGCTCATCACCTTCACCCTTGCCTGGCACCAGCAAATGAATACCACCAGGCGCAGCAGGTTCTGCAGATTCGGCAGCCGCATTCTGCAACTCAGCATTGATCTCATCCAGGTCAGGCACATACTCATCCTGCGTTGGGATCTCTGCTGGTGGCGGGATCATGTCCAGCGGATTGGCAGGCAGTGGTGTGACATCCTTTGGTGGCCGTGGCTTTGCCTCATCTGGATAGTCCTGCGCTTCTTCGACGGTGATCAGGCCTTTCAACGCATCAGGGAAGGCGTCCCTTAAAGCGAAACCCCGCGCCCGCATCTGCATCATGCGCCTTGGGTACGCCTGCCACGGGCCTTGCTTGCCCCATAACCCTGCCCTTTTGGCATCCTCAACTGAGAACTTAGCAACCACCGGCTTGCGGCCACGGCGCTTGGCCACGCAGACTGCCACAGGGTTGGGCGTGTTCTCATTCTCAAAGTATTCTTCGATGTCCTCGCAGTGTGGCGATGCCTGCACTAAGGCCATTGCTGCGTCACCATAAACGCTGGGCTTCCCATTTATGACCGCGATGTTTTGCAGTGCCTGCATGGGTGCCAGGCCGATCTCAGCGCCCCACTGCATGGCCACCAGCACATCCAGTGGCTTGCCGGTATAGGCCTTTGGCACCAGGCTGGACGATGCCAGCTCCTCGGCAAACTGCCTGGCTTCGGTAAAGGTGGTGGGTGCGAATCCTTGTCTAGTGGTTAGTTGCATCATCATCTCCTTGGTGTGGCAAAAAGGCTTGCAGTGTGTACAGAATCAAAGCGGTAAAACTCTCCACGACTTCTTCGGCTTGCTCCTCGCTACATTGCGGAATGGCATTAAGCAGGGAAACAACAGCGCGTGCGTGTGCTTCTTCGAGTTTGGTTGGGTCGCGCCAGATCATGCGATCTCCTTAATCGATAGCGTTGACTGCCGAATGCTGTAGGCTTCTTTCGCAGGCACGATCTTCTCTGGCGTGGCCTTGTAACTACGCATTGGCCAGCGGATCTCAAAGCGTCCAATGCTGGCCTTGGCGGCCTGGCCCATCATTGCCTTGAGCTCAGTCTCTGCTTCGCTGCGGCGGGCCTCAGCTGCCTTGATGTCAGCGTTGGCGGTGACAATCTGATCGACCAATTGCTCGGCTCGACCAGGCAGGTTGACCACCACGTTTTCGTCGGCTGCTGGGTACATACGGTCGGCATCCTTGGGATTGGCTGGCGGGTAGAAGTCAATCTCGCCTGTGGCCTTGTACTTCTCGAGCTTGTTCTGGAACTCCAGCACCGCAGTCTTGATGGTGTAGAGCGTCTGCTGGTGTGGCTCAAAGAGGAAGATGCGCAAGGTGGTGCCTTGGTACAGCACGGCCAGCGCTCCCCACTTGGCCTGCATAATGTCCATCTGTGCCTGCAACTGCACCGGCCCACGGTACAGAGCTGGGATTTCCTCGGGTGCCACAGCGGTTAGCTTGGCTTCGAGTACGCCAAACCCGTCGAGCATGATCTCATCCTTGCCGACCACGATGATGCCTGCGTCGGTGTCGGTGCGGATCTTCTGGCCACGGCCATGCGCGTAACCATCCAGGCTGCAGGCCAGCGGCAGGGTGTCGTGGTAGAAGGCTGAGTCGAACTCGGTGGACAGCTCGAACAATTCCAAGCGCTTGGCAGTTTCGCGCAGGATGATGCTCTCAAGCCGGTCGCCCCAGGCCATTGCTTCGTTCTGCTTGTCTTCGCGTGGCACACCCTTGGATGCGTTGATTGAGAACTGCAGCTCATCATTGGGTGTCTGGTATTTGGACAGACCCAGCAGCGCAGGCAAGCGGCTGGCGCTCATCATGTAATCAGGTGTTTTCTTTCCGCTCATTTGTTCATCTCCTTAAGGGTTTTTTCAACAGCACGCGCAAACTCTTTTTGCTTTTCTTCGCTGCAATAGTTCTGCAAACAAATGCCAGCATCAGCAATCAGCTCTGACAGTTGCTCATCAGAAGGTGACTTCCAATCTTGCTTAAGCTCGAGAAATTGATCTTCGGTAATAAATTCAACCGCATCAATGGCAGCAATGGTTTCTACCAATTGCTCACGAAAAGCCATGAACTGAGGTTTGTCTTTGATATGAACTGGGTTTTTTTCTACATCGAACCACAGTCGTTGGTTTTCGTACATCCACTCAAAAATTTCCGGTACGGAAAAATTAAGGTGTAGTTCATACCAGTCTTCGGTCGTGTGCCAATCAAGCGGAATATCAAAATCCTCATTGTTAATGTAGCCATATAATTTCAATTTGCCATCTTTGAAGTCGTTATGTATTCGCCCATCTATCTCAATAGTTTTCATTGTCATGATTATTTCTCCTCGGTGAGTTTGTAGATCCGCACCACTCGAGCGTGCGCGGCCTTGTGGGTGGCTTCGGTAAAGCCAATTGCTGTGAATTTTTTACCTCTGAAAACAGCGCCTAACACCGATGGGTGCAGCTCTGCAGGCAGGTTGATGGCAGCTCGAACATCATTTATCGATACGCTGCCCTGGCTCTTGGCAATGTCGGTGGCAATGCGCCGACAGTGCGTCAGGAAGTCAGCGTCGCGTTGCTCAAAGAGCGCTAGCTGTGCGTCGCGCAGGATCTGGCCGGTAATCATATAACCCCCGCCACAAAGAACAGGGCAAAGATCACGGCCATCCCCAACAAAAACCCATTAAAGAAATCGTCGCTCATGCTGCACCTCGCTGGATCAGGTTGGAGACTTGCGCTGGCAGCCACTTGGTATTGCCGCGGGCTGTCTGTACGCCACGGGCTGACAGAGCTGCTGCGATCGCACGTAGGCTGGTGGCACCAGAGCGCTGGATGTCGGCAATCACGGGCATCACCTTGGCTGCGAATGCGTCAGCGTTGGCACGGCCAGCGGCTGCGCCTGCGATTGCTGCCTGCTGCAGGTTAGGGTTGCCCAGGCGAACACCACGGGCCTTGGCGGCCTGCAGTGCTGCCTTGGTGCGGCGGCTGATCTCCTCGCGCTCATGCTGTGCGACCACAGCGCGGATACCAAACTCGAGGGTGCCAGCGTGCGGCATATCGGCTGCCACGATCTGCACACCAGAGTCGCGCAGCGTCAGCAGGAAGGCTGCCTGGCGGGATAAGCGGTCGATCTTGGCGATCAGCAGTGCGCTGCCGGTGGCTTTGCACATGGCGATGGCAGCGGCCAACTGTGGCCGGTCATCATGCTTGCCTGATTCAATCTCGGTGAAGCTGTGGATGATTCCATCAGCGTAGGCTTTGACTTGTGCCTGCTGGGCTTCGAGGCCTAGACCTGATTGGCCTTGGCGCTCGGTAGAAACTCGGAAGTAGGCGACGTAGGAGGTCATGATTAAGCCTCCACGCTGTCAAGTAAAGCATCTAGTTTCTTGTTCAGCGAATCAATCTTGCGCTGCGCTGCTGGCTTTAGACACACTTGGCTGCCAGAGTGGTATGCCTTGTCGCCGCCAACGTAGTTGCTGGCATTGTGTTCGATCATTGAGATTTGGCGCTCAACATCGATGATTTGCTTTGCTAGTGGTGACATCTCAATCTCCCTGTATCTCGGTGAGGTTGCGGTCTTGAGTGACCGTAGACAGAAGATCTCATATATCGCAGCGATATGTCAACACCCCAAAGCAAAATAATTTGTAGTGCTATCA